GCGAGTACAGCAGGCATCAGATCCTCCAGCCTGCGCGCCCACTGGCGCGCGGTAAAAATATCAATCCGTGTTCACTCATGGCCGCCAGCTGCGCACCCAGACAGACCCCCAAAGCCGGGCCGTCTGGCGCTTGCAGCTCCACCAGATCCCCGCGCCCCAGCTGGGCGGGCGGCAAGCCCGGCGGGCCGAGCAGCCGCGTGGCCAGCTCACCCACATGACGTAGCTGCCAGCGCGCCAGCAAACGGCGGGCACCGCGCGCACTGGCATAGGGCGTGAGCGCCACCTGCCCCCAGTCACGGGCCGAGACTGCCTGCAGACAGGCCAGCGCAAAATGCGCGCAATCCGACTGCCCCCAGATGAACGGGCGGTGCTGCCAGTGCGCAATGACCTGATGCAGCCGCTCCGGCCAGTCCGGATGGCGGCTCATGTGCGCCCCCAATAGATGGTTTTTTCGGCCATCTGCGCGATGAACTCAAAGCCCTTGTCGCCGGGCCAGTCGGCCTGTTGCTGCTCGTTGGTGTAGCGCAGCAAACGCGGCCGCTCCCAGTCGGACAGGCGGCTTTGCACCGTGAGCGTAAGCGTAGCGGTACTGCCCATCTCGATATCCAGCGTGTCCATACGGCCGCGATAGATCAGCAAGGGCGTGCCGATCAGGCGGTGCTGCTCATCCAGCAGGCCTACATACAGGCGGGCATCCCGGCCTTGATAGGCATCGAGCAGCGCCAGCGAGATCATCTCTACCGGCACACCGCTCAGGGTGAGCTGCACGGCATAACCTTGCAGCTCGGCCCCTTCCGGCACTGCCGAGAGTGCGCCCAGATGGCCCACCCCGGTATAGACCTCATCGTTATGGGTGACATCAAACGGGGCCGAGGTGGCGCGCACCGGGCCGGCGGCAAAATCAAGCCGCGCGAGCAAAATGGGGCGCACCACCCCGGCTTTGCCAGCAGCAAGGGTCAGGGAGGCAATATCGCGTGCCATCAGAACCTCTCCTCGGCGGCAAAACTGAGTTTCACAATACCTTGCGCATCGCTCTGCCAGCTGATGCTGTCCTCCACCAGCGCCATGATGCAGCTGGCTGGCGCGAGAATAAGCTGCGCGTTATCGGCGGGCGCACTACGCAGCGGCGGCTCGACCTGCAAGAGCGCGCGGCCATTAATATCGCTCGCGGCATCAGCGGTGAGCAGATGCAGGCTGCGCCCGCTGCTGGTGTCATAGGCAATATAATCTCCCGCACGCAGTAATGCGCTTTGCGCGGGCTGCCAGTTCCAGCTGGCCAGCTGCCTACCGCCCTGCGCATTTCCCTGCACCGCGCCATCTATCCGTGCGCCGCTGCTGCGGCTACGCGCTGTGCCGCTGGTGGGCATATAGATACTGGCGGCACTGAGCTTTTCAAACTGCACCGCGCCTACCCGCAAGGTGATATCAATGGGCTGACCAATGGTCAGGCTGAGATAAAGCGCCGGGCGCAGACGCGCCGTGTCTGGCGTGGTGTCAGCAATGGTGCGGGTAAAGCTGGTGCGCCGCCAGGTGGCATCTACCGTGCCTACGCTATTATAGGCGTTGCTGATAAAGGTGCCGTTGCTCTGGTTCTGCTCAAGGCGCTGCTGCACAGCGACAATGTTGCTCAGGCTTCCCGCGCTTAAGCGGTAAGAGAAGGAACCCGTCCAGCTCTCGCCTTCCGCCACCGCAATCTGGCTCACGCTTTCAAAACTGAGCGAGGCATAAGCAGCCGTGGGCGTACCGTAAAAGCGCACCTCTACATAACTGATGCCCGCTTCAGTGCCGCTGCCCACCACCTCCCGTGTGAGGCCGTTGGCCGGGCCAAAGCTCCAATTAGTAGGCGCGCTACCACCGCTGCCCACCACGCCAGCCACCGCCCCCACAGCATCACCATTGCGGATCTCGTTACGGCTGCTGGTGCTGCTGGCCAACGCGGTGCCACGCGGGGTGCGGGCGTCCGGGTCATAGCCATAAAAGCGCCCGGCCCCACCGCGCAATTGCAGCAGCAGCGCCTGCCAGACGGCCGCCTGCGCGCGTTTCATCGGCGGCAAGGTATAATCAGCCCGCCAGCGGGCGCCGGGCCGCTCGATGCTTTGGCTCTGGCCACTGAGCGGCGATATAAAAGTTTGAGTATTGCTGACCAGCCCGAACTGGCTGGACGCAAAGGCCGGGCTGCCCGGCAAGGATAGAATGGTCATGAGCGTCTCCCGCTGATGCGTGCATAGCGCCCGCCGCGCTCCATGGCGGCAAAGACGGCGTCAAAGGTGCGGCTTTGAATTTCACCCGCTACCGATTGCAGGCGGGCGGCGGCCTGCGCATCGGCTCCGCGTGCATCAATATTGATGCCCACACTGATGCCGCCTGCGCTGCTGCTACTGCTCATACTGCCATTTTCAATGCGGCCAGCGCTGCTCGGCACAAACAATTCAGGCCCGCGCTCCCCCACCAGATAAGGCTGATGGCTGCTCACGCTGCCGCCACCGGCGCGGCCAAACAGGCCGCCCAGCGTAGAGCTAAGCAGATCACCGAGCGGATTGATGACCGTTTGCCGCAAGGCGGAGTTGGCCAGCTCCTGCGCAATGCCACGGATGGCCTGCCCCAGATTTTTGCCATGCACAGCAGCGCTGACAAAAGAGGTACTCAGGCGATCGCCCCAGCTGGCGACGTTAGCCAGTGAGCGATTGGCCTGTGCATTCACCCCCTCCAGCGCTGATTGCAGCGGGCGGGCATCCGCCTCAATGCGGACAATGAGTTGTTCAAGTTCCATGCTGTTCTCCGAGTTGAGCGCGCAGCTGCGCCACCGTGCTGGCATCCAGCCCGCTGGCTTTGTCACGCAGATAGGTGGCGATGGCGGCCAGTTCGGCCGGGCTGGACTGCCAGAAATCACACGGGCGCCAGCCCAGCTCGCACACGGCAAAGCCCAGCCACGCCCCCCAGCCCAACCGCTGGCCGCTTATGCTTTTCCCGCGCTTGAATCTCCGTTGAGTGCCGCTTCCAGAAAGCGGGTCAGCACCGGGGTGAGCGCGCTCAGCCCCTGCGCCAGCACCAGCGCGCCCAGATTGTCCGGCACTTTCTCGCCCGCGCCAATCAGCCCGGCGCGAATGAGCGCCACCAGCTCGGCCAGCGTAAACTCGCCGCCCGCAAAGCGCCTGGCTAGCGTGAGCAGGCCCAGGCCGCTCTGCTCTTCAAGCGCCAGCAGCGCCGCGAAGGTGGGCAGCAGGCGGTAACTCACCCCGCCCAGCATGATCGTCAACCCGCCGCTCATGTTACACCGCCGTCAGCGTGAGCGCGCCGGAGGATTCCAGCGTGAGCGCATAGGTCTGCTCGCCGTTATAATCGCCGCTGGCTTCAAAGCTCACACACTGGAAGCTGCCTTCCAGAATGTCGCTATTGTCAAACTCCAGCCGGTAATTATCGAGCGAGCGCGCCAGCGTGCGGTTGATAAAGTCCGTTGCCTGCGCACTGCCACTGAGCAGGCCAGACGCGCTGATGGTCACCTTGGCCACCCCCGCCCCGTCGAGCAGGGTGCGCATGCCGTTGCTGTCCTTATGGGTGGCGTCCACCAGCTCGCCATTAACGGTGAATTTGGTGGTGCGCATAGCCGCTACCAAAGTCGCGCTGCCGCCGGTGCCGAGCTTGAGTAACAGGGTTCTGCCTTTGCTGATGGGCATGATCTTTCCTTTCAAGTTGTTGATTTAATGACAAAAACCAGCCCAATCAGGGCTTTGTTAAGCATGCATCCGTAAGATGGAACCATGCCGAGGAGTGATTTTGTGGCACAAGCAGCCCCCAGTATTAGCGGAGCCTTCAATCCGCCTGAGTTCCGCGTGGCCGATGGTCTGGCCGGGCGCCTGCTGTTTGATGCCAGCCGGCTCGGCTCGCAGTTTTATCCCACCGTTGGTGAGCGCGCGATTGAGCAGCTGTTGCTGCGCTCGGTTGCAGCTGGCATGACCGGCTATCGCGCCCTGAGCAATGACGAGCGCGCGGGCCTGACCAGCTTCACCACCGCCATCAATACCGGCAGGAAGATCGGCTTTGATGCCTATCTTGATTCAGATAACACCGGCCGCAATCTGGCGGGCAAGCTGCCACTCAGCCGTTTTGCCACGTCAGCCTTTGCGCCCAACATTGTTGAGGTCAACGAAGCCGAGAGCGATGAAGATTTGTACGACCCCTTCTTCACCTTTCTGGTGGCCGACCGCCTAAAGGCGCTGTTTACGGTTGAGCGTCTGGTGGAGAAGAAACAACCCATCATCACGCTGGTGGATGCCGAGCCCACCAGCCGCCCGTTACCGCAGTTTGAAATCAAACGCGAACAGGGCGATCACGGTCCGCTCATTCTGCTGGCAACCCCTGCCCAGCGCAAATTGCTGCATGACATTGTCATGGGCCCCAAAGCCCGCTTTGGCAAAGTCGCCACCCGCCAACTGCCTATTCAGCCGCACGGCTCAAGCGTGCGCAAGCTCATGAATTTGGGCCTGGGCGGCAAGGGCTAACCTCACCCAGACACCAACAAGCGGTAGCGGGCCAGGCCGCGTGTGCCGTTGCTGTCGGCATCAAATGCGGTGTGGGCCAGCTCTTCCTGACAGCGCACAATCGCGCCGCTGCTGAGCGTCACGCTGATATCCTGCAGCACATCGCGCAGCACCGCCAGAATATGCCGCACGTCCTGCCCACTGCGCTGGCGAGAATAAACCTGCAGCTGTAGTACCAGCTGCGTGGCCTGCAGGCCTTTGGTGCTGGCATCCCGCGCTTCTACACCATCGATCACGGCAAACGGAAAGGTCGCCATAACCGGGCGCTGGTCATAGAGCCGGGCGGGCACGCCCAGCACCGCTTGCACGCTTGGCGCTGCGGCCAGCACCGCTTCAAGCGCGTCAAGCGCCGGGGCAACAAGGTCAGTCATGCTCACTCTCCTGGGACGGGGTTGGCGCCAAGGCCGTGCTGATATGCCCGGCCATCTGGCCGCGCTGGCCCAGCAGCGCAGGACGCAAGAACGGCTGCGGCGCCCGGCGGGCACTGCCCAGCTCTACCAGCTGCGCATAAGGCACTAGCGTGCTGATATGCGCGGCGGCACCATCGGCAGATGTTTTCTCCTGCACGTCGAGCACCAGTGAGCGCGCCAATGTGCCGCTGTGGCTGGCCACATTCTGCTGCGCCTGCTCTAGCACCGCTTGCCCGGCGGCGTGAACAGCCAGTGGCAGCGCCGCGCGCAGCCGCGCCAGCAAGAGCGTGCCGATCATGCTACCCTCCGCAGCAGACGGTAGGGCGCGTATAATTGCAGCGCCAGTTCCGGCACGCTCATCAGCAGGCTGGCGGTTTTGCCGTCACGGGTCTGGCTATCGCCGCGCTGGCTATACAGATAAGCCACATGCGCCAGAATACCCTGACGGATAGCGGCGGGCACATCACTGGCCAGCGCGCCATAGCCTGCCACATATTGCACTTCAAAGCCGTTGGCGCGGCGCAGACCGGACGGCCAGCCATACCCCGGCCGCAACACCAGCCGCCCCGGCTGGCTGGCGCTATCAGCCATATATTGCGCGGCGCTGAGCGTGGTGGCTGCATCTGCCTCGTCATACACTTTGACTGAAGTGATGGATTGCAGCGGCGCACGCGGCAGCTCCAGCGCTGTGCTGGTGGGCACACGGTCATACAGCACGCGCAGGGTTTGCGTGAGCAGCGCCCGGCCCAGATAAATCTCGGCCAGCTGGCGCGCCGCTGTTATCAGGCTGGTGAGCAAGGCATCGTCCTGCGTGCCGTCGATGCGGCACTGGGCTTTAACCTCGCTCAAGCTGACCGGCTCAAGCGCCGGCGGCGTGATGATCTGCAGTGCGCTCATGCCCACACCCCCAGTAATTGCGTGGCTAAAGCCGGATCGGTAATCTGCGCGCCCGCTGGCACGTCAACCGGCGCTAAAGCCCGCACCGCGATATAACAACGCGCGGGGTCACTCCCCGGCACATCGGCGCTACCGCTGCGCGGGCCGATGATATTGGCCTCGCTCGCCAGAAGCGGCAAAAACAGGCTGACATCCGGCGCATCAAACGCCGCATCATAATAGTGGGTCATGCGGTTACTCCCTGAAGCTGGGTGTTGGTCAGGCGCTTGTTCCAGTATTTCACGCCACGGATATAGCCATTGAACAGGCCGCTGCCCGC